TCAGCAGTGGACGTTATTTGACAGCAGGTTGATAGCCAGTCTCATAACAGGTTCAGGCTCAATACCGGTAAACATTTGATGAATTTTTTCAGTAATGGCTTCGCGGGTTACCAGCTTATCCTCAGCCACAATTTCCATAACAGCCTGACCAAATAGTAGTCGGCATGCCGCAATCGCATCACTTAAAGCTTCATCGTCCATAATATTCTCCCTGTGTATTCGCAGAAGCGTACACCTCTGTGACAACGGGATCCTGTTCAACTCTTTTTTTTGCGGCACGCGTTACAAAAATGAATCAGCTGTCACGTGCTGATAGCCAGGCCCGACATATTAAATGCCGGGCGCTTATCAGACAGGCATAAGATTAACTTAGCGTTTCATTTAACAGATCAAGAGCGACATTGTAAATCAGCGCAGGCTGCGCATCAGGTAACATCACCTTTATTTTTGCTTCCAGAGCGCGGTTAGTGACCGGCTGATTATCTGCTAATAATTCCAGCACAGCCTGCCCAAACATCAGGCGACAGATATAAATCGCGTCTTTTGTATAATTAGCGTCCATAAATCCTCCTTATGAGTGAGGTATTACAGTAACGATATTCAGTCACAAACAGATGCCAGTTTTGCGTTCACAGTTTCTTTTGTAGTGGCATCAGATAATGCAATTTGCAGAAATATTAAAATATTCAGTCGCAGGTAAGCATTTATCAGGATGTTGATAATGAAAAGTCATTCATTCATACGTTGAAGGGGATACTGAATACCTGTTAATTGCCTTAGTAAGAGCATCAATGCTGAATACGTTATGACTGAGGAGAGGATGCGAAGAGAAGGGAAAAGCGTGAAAGAGCAGGCATAAAAAAGCCCACATCGCGTTTAACGCGATGTGGGCTTAAGCAGACATTACATATTTTCGATGATCGCGTCACCAAACTCTGAGCATTTCAGCAGTTTAGCGCCATCCATCAGGCGTTCGAAATCGTAAGTCACGGTCTTGTTAGCGATAGCGCCTTCAACACCTTTAACAATCAGGTCAGCCGCTTCGAACCACTCCAGATGACGCAGCATTATTCTTGCAAAACAATGTTATCCGACTGATTTTTTTGAATAAAAAGCAAGAAAATATTGCTTTTCATGTACTTTACCAACGGAAATAAACGCTATGAAATCTAATAGGTTGCATTGAGTTTTGGGGAAGACTTTTATCGCAACTCTGTATGAATTTCATTCATTACAATCTCAGATTGGCAGTGGTAACAGGTTAATAACAGCTACGCTCATTTTGCGACCGGCAGGTCTGCAAAACGGGTCGTGTAAGCTGGTGAAAGCATTTCTCGCTTCATGGCCCATGACCTTTCAATCCCCTGCCCGGCAAAAAATAAATTGGCCTTCCCGCTCTGATTTAGCCCATCTATTACTCGCATCAGAGCTTCGCTATTGGGCTGTGGCCGGTACTCATCAAATAGATTGAGCTGAGACACACCTTGGCTGAAAAAGTCGCCTAACATCACACCGGCTTTCATATAACGGTGTCCGTCTACCCATATGTCATCAAGTGCGTCCATAGCAACACGGATGATATCGCGGGTATCGTTAGAAGGTGTAAGCAGCTTTCGCGAGGCCTGATTGCCATAAAAGATCTCTCCCTCTGCGTGCGGACTGGTTCTGACAAATACTGCTATCTGCTTACAGAACTGCCTTTCTTTTCTCAGCTTTTCGGCTGCCCGCTCTGCGAAAGAGCAAACAGCCTGACGCATGTAAATGTATTCAGTGATGCGTGAACTGAATGAACGCGAGCACACTATCTGCTGTTTTACTGGTGCAAATTCTTCGAGCTCCAGGCATGGCTCACCGCGCAACTCTCTTACTGTGCGCTCCAGCACCACGTTAAAATGCTTACGGATGATGTAAGTGCTTTGCTCCGACAGATCTTTCGCGGTAATGACGCCCATGGCATTCAGTTTCTTGCTGATGCGGCGGCCAACACCCCAGACATCCTCAACGGGCACCAGTGCCATCAGCTTCTTTTGACGTTCAGTGTTCGACAGGTCTAGTACGCCGCCTGTCTTTGACCACTTTTTTGCAGCGTGATTTGCCAACTTCGCCAGGGTCTTGGTTGGCGCAATGCCAACCCCTACAATGAGATGCGTTTCTTGCTTGATACGCGCCCTAACCCGGCGTCCGAATTCTTCCAGTGGTTCAATACGGCTCATGCCTTCGAGATTTATAAACGCTTCGTCGATTGAATAAATTTCCACAGCTGGGGCCATACCCTCAAGCGTGGTCATTACCCTGTTTGACATGTCTGCATAGAGCGAATAGTTCGAGCTGAAGATGTGAACGCCATGCTTTCTAAATTCGTCTTTAAGCTTGAAGTAAGGCGCGCCCATCGGCACCTGCAACTTTTTAGCTTCTGCGGAACGCGCAATGACACATCCATCGTTATTCGATAAGACGACCACCGGTTTACCGCGCAAGTCAGGACGAAAGACCGTTTCGCAGCTTGCATAGAATGAGTTCACATCAACCAATGCGAACATCACATACCGCCGTTTGGATTGAACACCTGAAACACTCGCTCATCACCGTCTGTAGGTGAGATATCACGGAATGTAGTCGTATGTGTCTCTATCCACTTATTCGCAGAGTTGAGAGTGTAATGCCAGTTCATCTGGCCTAGCTCTTTTACAAAGTCGAGTGTACTGATGGTGAATCGGCCTTCAGCATCGCGCTTAATCGCTTGCCTGAAAGCCATCATGATTTCGTAGTCGCGCGGCATAATGAATCTCCCCTACAATAAATACTGTACATATAAACAGTAATATCTAACAAGGAGTTTAATCAAGCAGAGTTAGTCCGCAAAATTGTAAAGGTATTGTATCTAAGAACATTTTTTGTTTGACGAATAAAATTCAGGTTCTTATTCGCAATCTCATAAGAATGAGAACACATATTTGCGATAGGTCACAAAAGTCGCGCAGCTTCAGCAGGAGACGCTTTTAATGCTCGCATAACTGACATTTGTGTGATGTAACCGACAGGATTTGAGCCTTTTAACAAGTACCGACTATTCATAACAAAAATGCCACCAATAGTGGTGGCATTTTCGTAGGTAACTTCAAACAGCATGACTGCTGCTGTACACGGATAGAGAAGAATGTTATCCGAGGTTAACATCGCCAGCGTTACTGGCTTCGGCATCAGCAAGTTTTTTCATGACCTGCTCCAGATCTTGCATGGAGAGATACATAAGGGTTGATGATTCCCCGTTTTCCGATTTGGATGTTTCGATTACTGAAAAACGATGCCGCTTATAAAAATCTACGGCAGAGTCTTTCGCGTCCAAAATCACACCCTTCAAATCATTGGCCACCTTCGCGACCTTGTAGGCATGCTCGAGCGCAGCAAACAGCATTTCCGAGCCCCAGCCGTTTTTTTGATACTCATTCGTAACGGCTAACATTGATAATTTCATCACGGGGACTACGGGCGGAACCTGATAAAGAAAGGTTCCAGCAGGAATATTTTCACGCCCAAAAAGATCAAGGTGCAGACTTACAAATCCAACCACCTTACGACCATTAAGTGGGTCAAGTAATAGAAACTGCTTGCGATTATCACGTTCGCCGTTCCTCTTCAATGATTCCCGCGCATAGCGATTTAATGTTTCATCGCCACAATCGAAATTCTTAAGACCTTGATAGGTCTCACCTTTTTTATAATCACTCAGAATGAACTGAGCATCTTCTTTACTCTCTGACATATTTCCTTTTCCTCATGACAAGCTCCGTTAAGTCATCATCAATGTCTTTAGCCGGTGCAGTCATGAGTTCGTTTAGTCGCTTCCAGGCAGTTTCAGAAAGCATGCGCAGTCGCTGTTTTTCAAGCGTCTGTTCAGCTAACTCATTTGCTGCCATCGCAATGAATGAACTCATGTCAACCCCAAGAAAAGATGATGCGGAGCGGACTTTCTCTTTAAATTCTGAAGTTACTCTCAACTCCAGACGCGTATTCTTTATATCTGCCGTTGTGGGAATAACCCCAACGTCAGCTGCGGTGGTTACACCGAAATCAGTAGAACCACCACGCAATTGGGTGTTTCTCATAGTTTTAATCCTTCGTAATAAATGAATTTTGTATTTTCTACCCCCTTATGTTTTGTCTTCGCAATCTGCATCTTCCTGAAAGCAAAAGGTTTATATATTGAAGAAATGAATGTTTTGTTTTGGTTTCCATAGGTTTTTCCATTAATAGTGAGTTCATGTTCGTATGTTCGTATGTTCGTATGTTCGTATGTTCGTATGTTCGTATGTTCGTATGTTCGTATGTTCGTATGTTCGTATGTTCGTATGTTCGTATGTTCGTATGTCATAGTACGTACAATGTACGGGTGAGATGTTATCTCCTTTTATCTAGTGCGTCAAGTCCGCCCGGACATTGTCCGTACTTAAAGAATCCCTGCTAATGTATTGAAATATAGTATTTTTATCCATTATTTCGCCAATTGTGATGTGAAAATTTGCTCATCTGCATAGTGATTTACCTCACTTCAACAGACGAGACGTGACTTTACCTAAGGCTCGGATCGGTTGAATACCATCTTAAAATGCTTAGTAATGGTAGAAAGCGGACACTGAAAAACTTTCGAGGTTAGGACGGGGACATGTATGCCCCGTCGTCGGGTTTTTTTTATGCCTGCCACAGCACTGATATCGCAATATAGCTAGCTAGGTCTGGTCGGCTCTCAGATAGCTCAACAATCATTCTGGCGATTTCCTCCGGCGTCAATTGCTGCCCGGTGGTCATCTACTGATATACAGCTTCCACGATCACATGAATAAGGAAATAAGCAATTGAATTAAAAGAAAATTAAAATACTTTCGCTTTATTTAGCCAGCATTATGGTACGCGTTTTTTCAGCAACCCTTATCAAAAGCTTTAATAGCAATTTAAAAAGGGAGTTTTATTGACTAAACTTAATGACATCATACTCTCTGGAGAATTTTTCAAAATGAATCAATTACAAGAAATCATAAATATTCTTAGTTCAGGAAATGAAGGTCTAACAAATGCTTTAATAAAAACAAAGGTTTTTTTATATTCTACAGGCAATAAAGATTTGGTGGAATGGGTAAATAATGAAATAAATGGATATAGCGATAAAAAATCGGTCCCAGAATATAGAATTGTACCATCAAGAATTTTAGTTAATGCAAACAATGGAGCCAGAAGCTACACGTCTTTAGCTGTTCCTTTACATCATTTATCTCAAACGGAATATGAAGATACTCTAATAGCACGAGTAAAAATGTCTATAAGTCAGATTGAACAAATGACCTTTAATGCTGGTGACAGCGGAAGATTCGAGCAACCTATACCAACAGATCTGGCTTATGCTTTTTATGGAAAATCAATCGACCCTAGTTACGAAATTACGAAATGCTTCAAAGAGATTCAAGTTCATAGCTTTTATGGAATATTAACTCAAGTTCGCTCAAGGCTTCTTGATTTCTTACTCGAATATTCAGATAAAGCAAGTGAAATTATTGGAGAAGAGAACGAAGATGAAAAGCTTAAAAAAGTCGACGCCGCACCATTATTTACCTATGCAATTTACGGAGACAATAACGTAATAAATCATGGAAATTCAAATATAATTAATTCGACTAAAAATATCACTGAAAACGATTTTGAATCTTTGAAAAAATTCTTACAGTCACAAGGTATTGAAAAAGAAGACATTGATACGTTAAAAATTGCTATAGCCGATGACGGTCCTATAGCATCTAAAAATGATTCATATGGAAGCGCGGTAAGTGGATGGTTTTCTGAAATGATAAGTAAAGCGGCCGATTCGAGTTGGGGCGTAGGTGTAGCAGTAGCTAGCTCAACCTTGACTTCCGCATTTAAAAAATACTATGGCTTGGAATAGCGTGGATATAGTTTTTTTGTAGTTTATTAAGCATGCGAAACGCTACTTTGTGAATTTAGCAAACTAAAAGGGTAATCATTTTGGGAGGTGAGAATGACTAACATGGCAACGTTCCGTGCCGGATGTCCTGAATGCGAAGGAGAAAGAAACTGCATAATTATTGGAGAAACAGAGCGGAGCTGGGATAGTGGCGACCGACGAAATTCTATGCAATGGGGAACTCAATATCGCCTATTGCAATGTAAAGGATGTGATACGGTTTTCTATCATACTAAATCTTGGGACAGCGAAGACTTAGATTATGATTACGATGATGAGGGTAAAACTGTTATCTCTCAAAATTATAAATATGAAACTTATCCGAGGTCTCTTGAACATCGCCCTCAATGGATTGAAAATATAGCTGCCATTGATTACCAGCTATTTCTATTACTTAATGAAGTATATCAGGCCTATCATGATGAATCATATATTTTGGCTTCCATTGGTTTAAGAACAGCGTTTGAACGCACTTCTGAAGTTTTGAAAATATTACCCACCTTATCATTGGGTAAGAAAGTCGAAAAACTTGCAGAGGATGGTTATATTGGTGAAACGGAAAAAAGCCAGCTACTTATAGTCACTGATGCAGGAAATGCCGCCGCACATCGTGCTTGGTCGCCAACGAAAAGTGAGTTCAGTTCTTTATTAACAATTACAGAAGACTTTATTCGCCGATCCGTACTTCGTGATGACAGCATTATAAAAATCGCCGGAAAGATCCCCGCGAAACAAAAAAAACCTGTCAGAAATGACGCCAATGCAGTCAATGTCTTTTTAGGCGAAGTAGTTAAGCCACTTAAAGAAAGTGACTTATGAGCACTTTGCCGGTTGATCTAACTCGAAAAGTTAATATTACGCGGCGCAATGTTCAAATGATTCATATCCCTAGCTTGTTAAGATGGACTTAAAAAGTCCTGTCGCCGGGGCTTTTTATCCCTGCAGCAGGACTGAAAGTGCAATACTAGCCCCAAGATCATCACGACGCTCAGAGAGCACCATAATCATGTCAGCAATGGCATCATGCGTCACCTGCTGCTCTGTTGAGACTAAATGCCAGACGGCCTCACCCATAGCCCTGCATGCAGCGTCATAGGCCTGGGCCTCAAATTCATGTTCCATAGTGCCTCCTGTTATGTGGGAAGCGCCATAGTAAACATGCCCATCAGAAAATACATGACTAAGGCTCAGTCATGCGAGGCGGGTTCCATAAATTTTTATTAAACGTAAAAAACCCGGCGAAGGCCGGGTCTGGTGTTGGCAGATCAAAAGTAAATAAAATATCTTTTATATAGATTTAGCGTTTCTACTAAAATTATTAACCACGCTATTACACACCCTACTAATACTAACCTCCATACTGTTTTAATCTTCATGCAATTAGCTCCATCTAACCGCACTCAAATATAACCTCAGGTTCTCAACACTCCTAAGACATTGTACCGATCAATTTCGCCAGATTGATCGGTATGATTGATCAATCACGTTAAGCAGATGCACTGTTACTTACCGCGCTTTCCGCCTGCTTATCAAACCAAGCCTGGAGTGCATTTTCAGCCTGGTCCATTGGATTACCCTGCCCGCTATACTTAAACATGAACCGAAATCTTTCGGTTGAGTAAGTTTCACCTATTTGGACCCTGAAAACGCCGGTAGCTAAATTACCGTCAAAATTATCAATTCTTTCGATTGTGTAGGTCACATCTGTAGTGGCCAGCAGCCCCTCAACGCTAACACCAAAATTGTCATAACTTGTGGTCGTCTGTACCTGCTGTTGTACGGTAATACTCATTTATGCAGACCCTATGATATAAGTTGATGGATTTTGCTGTGGTCGCCAGTAGGTTCCGTCACTGTGTACGACCTGTGTTTTATAAACGACGTTATCTGCGCAGATAAACGCTCTGCATATACAAATTGACCACCAGCTACTGGCCGCCGCAGGAAGATCTTCGAAGTAATAGACAGGAAGTTTCCATGCACCTCCAGACATTAATGGGAGATTCTTTATCTTGTCGTTTACGCCCAGCTTGAGCACGTCAAGCTCCCCGACCGTATCAGCAGCAGAATAGAGATGGAGCAGATTGTTTTCGCCATCAGCGATTAGGCCAGCGCTTGTAGTACCCAGACTGCATGTTGATATAGCATCCTGTGTAGTCAGTGTGGAAATATCCGCTACTGTTGACATATCCCACTGTATGTAAGTGGGCGTGCCAGTATCCTTTCTCAAAAGGCCATTTGTTTCTGCAAAGAAACCAACACGAGAATAGGCCGGAATTTTCACGTAAATGTGAGTGTCACGATCATAGGGCTGTGTATAGACGACATCAAGAATGCCCCCGTTGCGGGGCGCATGCCATGATACGGTTGAACTTGCCGAACTCCTGTTCTGAACTGAAATGACTGCACTGCCATCTATCCCCGCCTCCGCTGATGCTGAGCTATAGCCTGCCCTGCCGATGACTCTGAGATTCATCGTTTGCGCTAATGTAGGCAGGAAAAAATGCCCCACATATACCCAAATGGGTGCAGCTGTTATATTAGAAAAATATTTCTGAGTTGCGTTGAAGTCGTAACGAATCGGAGAGTTTAGATATAGGCCGTGAGTATTCCATTCTCCATAGCCCTTTTCATAGGTGGATACTGATCGTGAAGTGTATTCTCCTGTGTCATAAGCGACTGTCATTTGCGTTTCAACATCAATTCCCTTTCCAGAAGGATTACTGAACAGGTAATTCATGAAGCGACTTTGTGACATATAAAGGGGATTGGTATTTGTCTCCAGCGAGAGGGAAAAAATATTCCACTGCCCCAGAGTCAGATTACCCGGATATGTGCAATGCTCAATCCATCCATTCCATATCAGTGACTGACCGCAGTTAGGTATAAATAATGCCCCCTGCTGGCTCTCCTCACACAGATGGTGCTGGATATTAAAATTCGTTAGTTCAACTGCTGTTGAGTGATTCCAGCCGCCCGACGTTGTCCCAGAGGCCAGAACCCTGAAAATATTGTCATATGTGTAGCTCGTATAAAACTGGTCAAATTTCGCATCCAGCGTGTCCATTAACTGGAATGTCCGCCCCCCAACATAGGATGCTCTAAAATTTGAGACGCGAATATACTGCCCTGCAGGACAGATATTTTTGAAAAAATGCCTGACCTTGCCGTCAATATCATATTGGGCATAAATTTCGAGGTTAATGATTTCCACGCGGCGGGACTGCACTGAAAATGCAACCGAGCCTGCGTCACCGATAAGAATCAGCTTTGTCGGGTTATTGTATCCATAAAACTGCCCCCCAGCCCCGGCCAGCCTGAACAGGCTGTGGTATGTGTTGCTAGTGTCCCATGATGATACAGCGAAATCGCCGCCAGGGAACTGGACACCAATAAGGCTGCAGTTATCGGTCTGCGATTGACTCCATGAGTCCATCATTTTGATAGCTTTAATGCAATCTGTTCTCCCATCCGGTATTGCACCAAAATGCTCGATATGCAGATCTTTGGGGTCACAATCGCGCTTCCAGCGCTTGCCCCCCTTGGTCACGATAATGTAGCCACCATCGTCTGCTGATGTGGTGTCTTTCTTCCAATAGACAAACGTGCCACCGCCGTGACCCGTGCCGATGGTGTATTCACGAACAACGATTCGCTGCCCATCCATTTCGGGCTCTGTAGACCGCAGCGTTATGATATCGGGACACTGACCTATCTGTTTTAGCCCATCGTTACCGGCCAGCTCCTGACGTAGCGCGGCATCTGCAACGCCCACCAGCTGGGCAGAGTCAATGGCCCAGCTGGTGGTATCATTGCCGGTAGTCGTCCAGGGAATTTCTGTTGCGCCAGTGAGTTTATAGAACTCCCCCTGATAACGAATAATCTGGTTGTACGAATTGATTGTGAGCGGACCATTCTCATAGTCGCCGACCACCTCATAGCCCGAGTTTTGAATGAAATAATTAAACTGATCGGATTGGCTGGTGATCTGGTCGGTGAACTTTTTATCCTGCCCGCTGAGCTGGGTTTTAAACCGGTCAGATTGGCTGCTGAGCTGGTTTTCAAAATCAGCCTCCATTCCGCGTATGGTTTTATGTTTGCCACCAAGGCGGTCTATATATTCGCCCGACGGTGATGTGACGAACTCATCGATTTTACCGGCGTTAAATTTCAGGTCGCGGGGCGATTCGCTGGGTACTGGATTGTTGGTTGGTTGGGTATCCATATTTTTCCATTAAAAAACCCGCCGTAGCGGGTTCGTTGTCAATTTTAAAATGTCTGTTATGACCAATTTTATATAGAAAATGTTTTTTAGATAATGTTTGGGCCACATCATGCTTTCATATACAAAAAAGCCCACCATTTGGTGGGCTTTTTTTTACGGAAGCTTCAGCGGTGCTTGATTTGATAACACGTGGTTATATGCTATCCCATCTTTGACCCAAATATTCAGCAACTTAATATCTGGTCGTGTTGCAGATTTAACGCCGGGACTTGCTGGGACTTCTTTTGAAGTTTCGTATTCATAAACCCATTTAACTTCATGGTCATTAATCACTTCTTTCTGGGATGGCTCTCCAAACATTGAAAGCAGCTGATTCTCAGTGGTTTTACCAGCAACAATCTCATTGACTTTCAACTCATCAAAATTCCTACCGTTTTCCACAGAGTTCTTATGCACGCAACCTGAAACCAACATCATGATAGATAAGGCAATTAACAAATTTTTCATTTTCAATTCCATTGATGGGTGGAAGTTAATACTAAAGGTAATCTTATAAAATTAAAAGTAAATTCAAGAGTAGTCTTAGGGATAAATTAAGTCGCTGTACTCTGCGAGGCTCAGAGCTGTAGTGCCATCACTGCTAGGTTGTTTTTCAGTGATTATCCAGCGCGTGGCGTCGAGTTCCTCAGTCGTGGCAATCACATATCTCGATGGGGATTGCACCTGATACCCGTCATAAATGTTCAGGTCGATAGCAGGGATGGCAGCAGTAAACCCATAATCAGTATCACTGCGCGGCGTAGCCAGATAGCGGGCGGTTGTGTTTCCCATGCTGTCGGTAATCATGACGAACATTAAGCCAGTGAATGTGATCCGCTCATTCGTTTCGAAATCGTTGCCCGAGCGATGAACGATATAGCCCGCCTGATGATTTGTGTCGTAGGTGTCCGGCACCTGGACCATATCCCCTACGTTGCACCACTCACCATCCGCGAGTGCTGTGATAGCCATGCTCATCCGCGAGTAAATGAGGCGGCGACACTCTTTCTGCGCGCGGTAGTCGGCCTGAAAATCATCGCGGACATACATCATCTCGAACTTTTTGGCCTTGGCTGGCGTTCCCAGCTCGATCTGATTGTTGCGAACACGGTAGCGGATGAACGCCTGTTTATTGGTAGATGGGTTGCGGTACTGCACCTCAACTCCGTCATACCCTCCTGGCAACGTCATTTCATAACTCAGCGAATAGCCCGCGTCCGTGGTATTGGAACGGTTAAACACGGTTGCTGGCGTACTCCGCCTCTTGTCCAGGGTGAAAGACAATATCCCGTCATCCCAGAACACAGTGACCCCGGCAGCATCACAAATTGTCTCCATCCTCTGTCCGAGGGAAACATCCTCATCGTCAAAGGTGTAGTCAAAATATGACAGACGCGGATCAATAGCGTCCAGCTCGGACTGAATCAAGTACAGCCCATGTATATCAATGATGTTCTCAGCCTGCCCGCCTACCACCAGCCAGTTATGCAGCGCAATATCTGAGAATTTACGGGATGCCCGCAGCCTGTAATCAACAGACTGTGTGGTCATGTTGTAGCTGATCACATGGCGATTGATCAGCGCGTTATATTTCCGGTCGCGGGCGCTGGTGGCATTTTTCGTCTGTCGCACCGTGACCCTGACCAGCGTATCGTTCGGGTAGCTCACGTTGTTACGGATATTGACGCCGTGGATAGCTTCGACTTTCAGTTTACTGTTGTCACCGCTGTTATCAGTCCTCTGAAAACTAACAGAGTAGCGCCCATACCCGCCGATGGGGGTAATTTTGTCAGTCCGGTAAAACGTCTCCGAGGTGGATCGGTGCGGGGTAGTCTGCCTGTAGGTGAACGTCTCAGAAGTGCCAGGAATCTGAGCGTTGTTTGCATCCACCTTCCAGATCGTCAGCTGCCAGTTAGTTTCTGATTTACCACCCAGCGCAGACTGTGTATGAATCCACAATTGCGATGATTCAACCGGCGAGAAAAACGGTCCTATCACGAGCGCCTGATTATCATTGAGAACAAATTTGGAGGTGTTGATAGTGGCCGTTGAAATGTATGAGACATTAGACCCCTCAATCTCACTCAACACGAAATTATAATAATAAACCGGCTCCGTCTCTGGCCCCTCTCTCGTCTCGTCTGCAGATATCAGGTTTCCAGAGAGAGTAAAATCCTGCGTTACGCTCCCCCTGGCTGTGGGGTACGTCGCGTTGATCGTAAACTCCACAGCATGGGGCAGAGCCAGCCCCATAAAGTAATCAAAAGTCGCCTCTTTGGCGATTTTCATCAGAATCTGTCCACCAGCATAGTTACCACTGATCACGCTGGTGGCTGATGCAGACTCAATCGGAAAATCGTCAGATTCGTTTTTACCCGGCACATCCTGACCATCCACATCATCAAACTGATAGCCCTCCTGGATAGTACCGATGATGTCGCCGGGGTTGTAGATGGTAAATGACGCCCCGGCCATCGAGCCCAGATTCGATTCAGAGAATCGCACGGAGCTGACCGTATACCGGCCCAGGCCAAAATTCATAAGCTCAGTCAGATATTTCAGGTTGCCCGAGTACTCAAAAAGAGACTCCTGAATGAGGTCAGGAAACGCCCGGATGAGTCCAAAATTGTCAGGTTTGGCTTCGCCGTTGCGCGCCAGGTTTGTCTGCCCCTTGAGGCTGTTATTTGAGGAGGTTTTCGTCTGACCAGTATTACCAACACCAGGCATTTTTATCAGACTGGCCAACACCTTTTTAGTAAATTTGATGGGGTTGAAGTGTTCGAAGGGGTTTAAAAGTGTTTTGGCGAGGCCGCCTGAACGCGGCTGATCAAAAATAATAATCTGGTCGTTTTCCTCCAGTGCAAAACCAATCTCATCATCGTCTCTCAGCTCAACCCCATTCCGGTTTATCCGTACATCCCGGTGAAGCTGCTGCTGTTCCAGCCACTCACTGAAAAGCTGCCCGGCCTCTACATTGACGCGTTCTTTAGGCAGCCCCGGTACGCGCTGAATCTGAATGACCGGCATAAGTTTTAAACTCCACTCTGGTAAAAAGTTTTTTTATGGTGCGGATGCTGTCGGCCCTGACATGTCCGCACTCGCCCCGGCTATGCAGTGCCATACCATTAAACGTGAGACCGACATGAACGGGCTGAGCGCCGTAGTAGGCAATGAATATGCCGCCATCCTGGAAAATCTCCGTGTCATCCCAGAAAATCACCTCCTCCTCAAAACAGGTCATAAAGTCGCGCCCTGATTTGTAGTCCTGAGAGTGATGAATCTCGATACCCAGCACATGCCGGTAGTACAGAACCACCAGCCCCCAGCAGTCCATAGCCTCAAATGTGCAGGCACGATCTGCCCACGGCACACCTGTGACCTTCTCAATGAATTCTGATTTACGCATTCTGAAGTCCTGGAAATTCTTCTGGGGTGTAGAGCTGGGCGATGTTGTTGTTCAGTGGGTTTTTTAGCGTCAGGCTGACAGTAACGTCTGAGGCGTCCATGCTCACGTCGCTCACGTACAGCGTCCAGGGCTTCAGCGGCGTGTTCATGTCGGAGGCATCAAACCGCGTGTAGGTTGCTGAGATGGGTGTGATCCGGCCTGTACCACGCCATAATTTGAGCTGCTGCTTAAAATCCTGAGCCATGCGAGCAAATTTAAGCGTGCTGTTGATTACCGGTGTGCTGCTTTGCTGACTCTCAGTAATCTCCATCCTGCAGGGCGTATAAACCACACCTGCAAATGTTTTGGGGAATATCTGTTTATCCACCAGCCGGAGGTAGCCAAACGCCGGGTTATAAAAGGTTATGGTGTCGTAGAGAATCCTGTTAGGGCGGCGGCTTTTGAACTCACGAAACGTCGGCATTATTCCACCTTTGGTAGTGACTCTTTATCCCGGCCATCGGGATAGCCAGTAACGATAATGTCCAGCCAGCTCGCCCATGGCGGCGGAAACTCGATCAGATAGTCATCGAACTCGTCATCAGAGTTTTTCAGCTCTCTGGCAACCACGTTTCCGGTCCAGGTGAATGTTGATCCTTTCTGGTTCCATGTCGGAAAAGCTGTGAAATGCAGCTCCTGAACCTCAGTACCTGTATCCCCCGTACCGGTCGAAACGCGCATGTTGAACCACTGATTACAGTTATCCAGATAATTAGGGCTGCGTAACCACTGAGTGAACGCTCTGTGCTGAGCTGCGGTGAATATCCATGTCAGGTTGAAAGACGTTTTCAGATCGTCAGTTAATTTCTGGAAAATGGGCGCACCAACCTGTGGCTGGTCAGTGCGAAACCCTGTATCGCTGGTGGGGTTTTTACTGGATTTCTGAGCCAGTGGAAGCCACTCGGGATAATCAATTGCCATATCATTCCTCAGCAAACAAAAAACCCGCCGTAGCGGATCTGTTAAACAATCTTATGGGTGCTTGTGGGTAGTTGATGAGTCTGTGACCGTTATTCCCTCGCCCTCCTCTGCGTTTGCAGATTACTGGTAATTGAGGCACTCATTGGCCCGCCCTGGTCCATATCCATGATGAACGCCTGAACGGTTAGCGTGTTACCGCTCTGTGTTGCCTGTGCGTCATAGGTATGCGAGCCAGAGGTGTAATCATTGAACTCAATAGAGACCTGAATTTGCCCGCTGCTGCCAGAGTTGATGTCCTTATTGCTGATCACCTTGCCATTATCACCGGGGATCATGTACTGCTTGCCACTGCTGGCCTGATAGATTTCCGGCATGCCGCCTTCGCCTACCTGATACATAGAGCCCGCTGACACCGGCCCGCCATTTTTGCGCTTTCCTGACAATGCAGTGATCAGCCCGAATGACGCCAGAAGCGCCGCGCCACCTACTACAGCCGCTGCACCAAATGAACCGATAGAAGCGACCAGAGCGGCGGGCAACCATGCAGCCAGCGTTGTACCCGCTGCTGCCGTGCTCGCTGCTGTCGTGGTTGCCGTCCCGGCTACGGATGCTGCCGTTGTGGTTGTGATGGCTGTTGTTTGAGCTGCGGCCCCCATTACTGAAGATCGGACCCATTCAGCGCCCATTTGAACGAAGGAATTGATCAGCGTATTCAGGGCATTGCTGGCAAGAGAGGACACCGCCTCCCCGGCTGTCATGCTCCCCGTAATCATCCCTGTGAATGCGTTAGATGCACTCCCGGCAATAGAATCAAACGAAGCAGCCAGGGCTTCATTACCTGCGCTCTGATTGCGCCATAACTGCCACATAGCTGCTGTACGCTGTTGCTCGTACTCCGTATTGGCCGCCTTGCGTAGTGCAAGCCCCTGCTGCTCGGTGATGGTTTTATTGGCCTCAAACTGCTGAATTAATGCCAGTTTCTGGGCGTTATCGTTTGCCAGTTGCTGAACCGGATCAACTGTACCGGCAGCAGACTGCTGTGGCGTAACTACCTGGTCAGCGCGAATTTTAGCGAGGTTAACCTGATGCTCCTGCTCAAGCCGTTCTGAGTAGGCATTGAATTGCGCCTGACTGATTTTTTTTGCCGCCAGTGCAGCATTCAGATCGCTAACATCCTGCTTATAGCTGGCATTCTCTTTAGTCTCGGGCAGGAGTTTTTCGGCTGCTGCCTGAGCGCGGATGGCGTTGCTGGCGTCCCATTTGGCGGCGGCATACTCGCCGGCCTGTTTGATATCTGCCTGAGTGGCAGCGCTGCCAAGGGACTGCTGAGCAGCCAGAATCGCCTGTTCTCGGCTGAGTTGGCGGGTTGAATCAGCCACCAGCTCTGATTGTTGCTTCAGGTTAGCCAGCTTGCTTGCAACGCTCTCGGCTTGGGTCTCTGCTTTCTTACCTGCTGACACCCCATCGCGGGTTTCTTTATTGCGGGCCTTCTCCGCGAGCTGCAGGTCGTACTGAGCACCAGCCAACTGGCCTGCAGCGTTGATCTGATTCTGGTTCCCTCCCCTTTCAGTCGCCTCCATCCTCGCCTTAGTGACCGCACGAAGACGCTTATCGGTGATGGCCAGAAGTGCATTTTCATCCTCTAACGCTTTGTTATAGGCGTCAGCTTTTTCACTGCGGGGTACCTGCAGGCTGGTGGCGTTGAATTTTTCCTTTGCCCGGCTGGCGATATCAATAGCTGTTCCGAGCTGCCTCATCAGGCCAGATGTTAAACTGGCCTCATGTCCGTCACGTTTCAGCAGGTCAATGCCCTGTACAAACGTCCCGTTCATCTGGGCGCGCAGCATGCCTGTTTTGCTGACCGTCTGACTCAGTTTGGTCTGTGCAGTTTCATTGGCGGCGAGTAGTTGAGTGTGCTCACTCTGGGCGTCTGTTAGCTCTGAGAGGGTCATCCTGTATAAAAGACTGCCCTCCTGCAAATAGCTCAGAGTGCGGCGCAGACGGGCCTGCTGCAGCTCATTAGCCTCCAATGTCGCCTGGTTGTCCTCGATTGCATCAGCCTGGGCTTTTATGGACCGGGTGGCATTATCAATCTGAGCGGCGAGCTGTACCTGACTCATGTTTTTCATTTTGGCAATGACGCCATCCAGCTTGTCAGCAAAATCGATGCTTTCCTGTCGGGCCTGCTGCATTTTCTGATAGAAGTAGAAAATCCCGGCAGCCGCTATCATTGCCACGCCAGCGGGACCACCAATCAGGGCAAGCGCTCCTTTTGCAAGCCCGCCAATGGTCGTGGTTGCCGCTGCGGCAGCAGCCGCTGCCGTTCTGGTGGCAGCCGCCTCGGCTATCTGAGCCTCTGCATAGGTGGCAGAACGCTGGATGGCCACAGATTTAATGGCGATGAGGTTTTCAAGTGCGAACGCCTCCGCCGCCGATCCTCTGGCGACGTTGTACTCAGCCTGAGCCAGGGCAAGATTCGATAATGCCTGCTCCTTATCGAGGCTTGCTTTCAGCGCAGTCACGCGAGCAGCGTTAGCGGTAGCCGCAGTGGATTGAGCGGTGGCGGTGGCCTGCGCTTTTGCCGCAAGTGCGTCATCGATGCGCGCTTTCGTTGCCAGCGCCAGTGCGCCGGTAAAGCGCGCACCAAATATCACAGCGGCTACACCAATCGCATTAGCGACCAGATCAAGATTCTGGCTGAGTGAAATCACCGCATCGTTAAACACACGAATAGATGTGGAGACGGTAGTGCTTTCACCGACAAATTTGGTGATGTTATTGCTGGCTACAGTGAACGCCTGGCCCATTGTCAGTGCTGTATTGGCAAACTCTTTAGCAATCGCATCACTTTGCTTAAGCAGTCCATTCACAACAACTTCGGTGGTCAGCTTACCTTCTGCCGCCATGTTGCGGAGCTGGCCTATAGTTACGCCAAGAGAATCAGCCAGCGCCATGGCAAGGCGGCTACCGTTCTCAGAGATGGAGTTGAACTCCTCCCCGCGCAGAACGCCTGACGCCAGCGCCTGAGACAGTTGCGTCATGGTGGAACTGGCCTCCTCCGTGGTTGCGCCAGAAACCGCTAGGCCTTTGTTTATCGTCGAGGTGAGCGTGATCAGGTCTTTGGTACTCGTCCCCGCGCTGCGTGTTGAGCGTTCAAGCCGACCATAGAGTGTTGATGTAGCCTCCAGTTCGGAACGTGTATCCTGCGAAATATCGAATACGCGCTGAGTAACATCGGCCAGGGATTCACTGGCACGGACGGAGTTAACCAGTTTGTTATTAACCGTCACCCACTCATTGCCGTACTGCGCAATCTGCTGCACCGAAATAGCCGCCATTACACTACTGGCTACGGCGCTCAGGCGTGACATAGTGCGTTGCAACGTTGCTACTGAGCGCTCTGCACGGGTCACCGACGTATCAAGACGTCCAACAGTCCCGCTCATGTCACTGAGGGCGGCATCTACTTCGCGGCGGGCCGCCAGCAGGCGGGCGGTATCCATGTCCACCTCGTAGATGATGCTGCCAGCATTTACTGAACCTGCCATTCACTATTCTCCAGGCATAAAAAAACCCCGCCTGAGCGAGGTTGTGTGTTTTTCGTTTGTTCAAACATGATTATCAAAGATAAGATCTAAGACTTTTTTCGCCTGTTCAAAATATTTTGTATCCAGTTTTTCATCCACTGGTGTCTCGTAAGGCCATTTTGTGTATCGCGTAGACAATGTGGTTTGATTATTTATTGACTCGATTATTTTTAACGAGTCAGCAGAAGAAAAAACGCCATCCTTGCCAGAGGAAATTGGTTTATCCTTTCCGAGCCTAATATAAGCAACTGTCTGAGGGAAATGATCACTTCCTACTAGCAAGTAGTAGCCTGTTTTATTTTTGAACATATAAAAACTTTTATGGCTTACGTAGCACGTCACTTCATCTGTCATTGTGTCGCTTTTACAAGCGCTGTTCCAGGCGCTATTGTCACTGTAATCCTTACCTATGGTGCCAGATGCATCAGAGTGATAAATGTGGACGTTTACTCCGTCAATTTTGAATTCTTCTAGAACCTGTAATACTGGTTTTTTAATGTCATCGGTCTTAGCCCATAGATCACAAGTAATCTTACTGTCAGGGTTCAATCTTTTTTCTCTAAAAGAAGATTCGGTAATCTCTAACTCATCACGACCTGTTGATGAGTAAGTGCTATCCTCGTAGGAATCACAACCTATAGCTTTAACCTCAGAAATCCCTTGCAGCCACTTTATATCCTTTAGCTTCATTTTTTCACTGGCAGACGTTATTGAAGGCAAAAGCAATACGCATAAACATAACGAAAAAAATTTATTCATGTCCCTATCTCCACATGTAAGTGTGGCAACAATCCTAAATCCTGCCTCAGCCGTTGGAAAGCAATAGCCATACTAAATCATGCTTATTTGCTATTGTGATGTTCTGGCAGCTTTAGCGCGCCGCTTCTCGCGACGAGCAAAATAATCATCTGCTGCATGGTCGTACTCCTCTTTGGTATACCCTTTCTGAGCGGGGTATTTAGCGGCCAGCATCAGCTGAAACTCTGTCATCGTCAGCTGCTGCGCCTCGTCCCGGCTGATGCCAAAATGGGTACGGGCGGCGCTGATATACTCAAACGCATTAAATTCATTTGTGGCTGTGCCGCTCTCATTCCGTTGCAACTGGCGCACTTTGGCTTTTCCAATGATGCCGTGCGTGATAAGCGATTGGGCGATCAGGACCATATCGCAATCATCCATCAACCCCTTGCGACGCTTGAATGTCTTGCCTTTAGATTTAGCCGGTCGGAGCTCGCCAATCAGTGGGGTCAAATCATCACTGCTGCATGCCTCCAGCACGGTTATTGCAGCCACCAGCGCGTGTTTGCCGTAGGTGCTGGTGCGAATGTGATCAATCAACCACAATGGGATGCGTCCATATGCAGCCAGCGCACGCTCTGTCAGTGGGGTGATTTCGTCGCTGTGCAGGTCCGCGAATACCTGAACGATTTCCTGTGGCTCACCAATACGCATCATGTTGATGAACGAGGGGCGAAACAGATAATCGGCGTCCGGCGTGCTAATCAGGCACTCGCCGATCTCTTTCATTGGGACCATGGCTTTTCTCCTCAGTAATCATTGTGTGGGCCTCACAGGAGACCCAGGGAATGATCACTACGCGGTCACGGTTACAGCGAAAACGGCTGTAAATGATCCATCGGTAGTGGTTACGGTGATGTTTGCAGTGCCTGCCGTCGCTCCAGATGGAGCGCTGACCGTCACGGTGTTGCCTTTGATGGTTGCAGTAGCGCGCGCTGGTACAGATGAGGCAACGGTAAACGTTGTATCTGACGCATCAGCTGGCGCAACGTTTACGGTGAAGCTGGAGGATGCCCCTGCGGCAATGCTGGCGCTGGTGGGTGTGACCGTTACGCCGGTCACGGCCTCGTCTTCGCCATCTGGCTCAATTTCGAAGGTCGTGCCTTCATTAAGCTTCAGCTCAAGACTGTAAGTAACAATCTCTTTAACACTACCGCCGTCACTGAGACCAGATGCCACCATGTAACCGATGTGATAGTAGTTACCCCAATGGAAACGCATCCAGACCGTTGGATTGCGGCGCGCTTTAACTTCATCAACGAAATATTTGGTGAATTGCTGAATGCCAAACTCATCAGAACGATCGTTAACGCGGACCTCACCCTCAATAGAGTAGGTTGGGTCCAGGCTGGCAATCATGGTTGACGTGAACCCGCCATCATCTGCGTCTGACGTCAGTGATTCGGGGCTCATATCCCATGTTGCCGATGTCGGTAGCCCAAGTAATTTCCACTCTGCCTCACCCGGACGAGCATCCGGGCAACCGTAGGCCAGTTCCAGCGTTTTGGCGCGGCCAATCAGGCGGTCAAACGTGCTTTTGCAACCCTTCATATAATTCCTCATTTCATAAAAAAAGGCCGCCTGAGCGACCTGTGATTTCAAAAAGTTTTTTATTCGCCGTAGAGGCAGGAAAACATCAGGCGGTAAACCAGACGTCCCTCAGTAGTGGGGATTGGCGCAGGTATTCCGCCCATATTGGTTATCTGCCCCAGGCAGGGATTGCCTGTCGGGTTGGATTTAACGTGCTCGATAATGTCCTGCACGGCGGCGTCTACCCGGCCATTCCCCCCTTTAGCGCCAACCACATCGACCATCACATAATATTCAGCGCTGATCACAGCATCGACTGGCGTGCCACCAGCCGGACGGAAAACCATAAATGCCTCGCCCTGATTGCCGGTGTCATTCCACATCAGCAGCTGTGTGGTAAACCCTATGGTTAGCCCCGCATCAACAAAATGGTTGCGCACGCGGGTGTGCATTGGGGGGGTCACAACGACATTTCCTTTTGCACGACGCGATCAATAACGTCGCGACTTTCCTCAAACCCTTTGGTCAGGAACTTTTTCTCTGCCGTAGAGCGTCGGAATTGCTGCCGGATTGCCGGATCGTGAACATAGGCCGCATAGCTGGCCGTGTAGCCCACGCGACCGGTAATGCGGGTGCCATTGACCACAATTTCACGGAACTGGCTGTTCAGCAGGTATGAGGTGTCGATTGGCGTATAGATGGATGCCTGCGCTGCCCCAACAATCATTGCGCCGGTCAGCGCCCGAACTATGCGCCGATCCTGAATGTTATCGACAATGCTATTAACGTTGCGCCTGACCTCCTTAATCCCCCTGACTTTAACGCCCACATTAACCTCCTGTAATAATCGCCCAATCATCGACAAGGCGATCAAACGTGTCCTCAAAGCGGACCGACTGCATTATCTGGTCAGCGCCAGCTTTCAACGGGTCCGGCTCAGCAGAGATGCCAATCAGGATGTAATCGCCTGTATCGGCGTCAGCAAACTCAGTCCAGATTGTGTTTTTAACTACCAGCTCCGAACCGAGATTACCAATCCGCTTACTCAACCCACCCTGATAGCCGCAGTCGATGACTACAGGCTCAGCAAATCCCAGCGGGTCGCCATATTCATCCTGCCCCGCTAACCGCTTCCAGAACGTCGCCTTGCCGGTGTATGACCATCGGGCAATCTCAGACATGGTTATTCCCTCCAGCTCATTACAACGGGTTTTAGTGCAGCTATGCGCGGGCAGTTAATCCGCCAGTCGCCCGCCTCGTTAACGTAGCCCGTTGTCTGAACACCGCTATCCGTTTTAACCCATACGCGCCGGAACGGTTTGGGTGGTTGCGCCGCAGGCTGCCAGTTCATCGAGTGCCACCTGACATGCACCCGCTTTTACCAATCCAGATACCTGCAAATGCCTGTTGTGTCGGATCGGCGGGGATCAAATCCGTGGCACAACCGTTTTTGTCCAGCCCCTGCAAAAGCGCCAGAGCGCCTTTCCAGCGGTCAGAGAACGACTGATAGCGGAATGACCGTGACGCGCCGGAAGGCGCTGACTGCGAGCTGATGTATTTGTCTCCCTGACCCAGCCCCATTAGCCCTAACAGATACATCTGGATTAGCAGTGCGGTCGCTGGTGGATAGTTGGCATCCAGACACGCCTGAATACTGTTTGCCTGCTCCACCAGCGCCTCCAGGATAAAATCAGGTAACGTAATGCCTAGGTTGGTTAGATACTCTTTTGCCTGTGCCGTAGTAATCATGCGCACCTCTGCAAAAAGCCCTCCGCAGAGGGCATAAAAAAACCGCCTGAGCGGCGGCTGTTATTCAGCGGGGAAAAGCTTTTCCAACTCGCCATCCGGCAACAGCGCTGAAAGCTTGTCAGCACCAAGATTGCCTTTGTACTCAATACCGAGTTCATCAAGCCGGGCAGTAATGATCTCTTTGCGCGTCTTGTTTTCGGTACTGGCTTCCGGGGTAGCCGGGACCAGCTCAGCCGATGCCTTATCAGACAGCTTGCGAACATGAGGTTTTAAAGAAGGATGTACGGTTTCAAGTTCCACAACATCACCAGTCTCCACACCGTACCAGGGCCTGATCACTTCGTATTTGTCAGCCATTATTTTTCCTTAGTCGAGATTTGCGCCGTAAAGTACACCTGAGAGGCCTTCATCATCGCGTTTAATCTGCAAGCCTTCCGCAGACATGATCTGGAAGTTGAAATTGCTCTGCGGCATAAGGCGCGGCAGAGGAACAACACCAACAGCCATCCCCACCAGCGGGGAGATAACGTCCTTGCGGCGCTCGTATGCAATGAACTCGTTGCCCTTGAGCGCAAAAGTCATCCGCACGTCTTTCACAGGCATGAACTTTTTAATGGCATCAAGGACGGTGCCACTCACCAGAGCATTAGTGCCGCTATTGATGTCGATAAGGTACGGTTTACCCATGTTTGCCCAGATTTGGGAGCTAACCCAGAGCACGTCATAGGCGGTGACTTTATTGGCCTGGGCAGTCAGTCCGAACGCACCAGTAGTACCAAAAAATTCGAGTAACTGCGCTGGGGTGGCTTTGGTAAGGTCGATGTTTGCACCACCAGCACCACTGCCCAGATTAATTTTCTGCGTGTTACGATGGTTTTTGATGCCCTGCGATTTCAACCCATCCACGGAGATGTTGTCATTGCCGTTGAGGTAGGCTTTAACGCGGCGTTTGTGGAATTTGCGCATTTTTGCTGCCTGCGAATCCAGCGCCAGATCAATTCCCACTGTGCTCAATCCAGCAGCGTGACGCCAGTTAACACCGTAACCTGCAGTGAATACCGGAATCGGGTCACCATCGCTGTCGTACTCAGTGTGATCGAACGAATATGGAGCCTGACCATCGATGCTCACTGAAACATCATCAGCGATATCGCCAACGACGGTATAAAGTTTTGCAGTTTTGCCGATGTTGAGGACCGTCTGAACGCTCATCAGGTCGTTGACAATTTCCATGCCGGTTTCCTGATCGCGCAACTGGATAACCTGTCGGTCAATCTCTGCCCAGAACTCGCGAGTAAGGCCGCCGATGGTGTTCACAGCCAGCATTTCCGCATCCATCACGCTGCGATAGGCGTTCACCATGATGTCGTTATGATGGTTAAAGATGTTGCGGTTGGCCCATAGTTGATTCCAGTGCCCTTGGAGGCGACTGTTTGTTGCCAGTGTTTCAGCGGTAAAATACATTTTTTCTCCTGATTATGCGCCAGCGGCAATGGTGCCAACACGCATGCGCACACGAATGAAATCGGCTGTACCGGTCGCAATCGTGGCCTCGTCCTGGCTATAGCCGATCACCGAGTCAGTGTCAGCGGTTGCCGGTGTGAAATTGCCATTGGTGCCGAGTTTGATCGGGGTGTCTTTGGCATATGTCCCCGGACCACAGCGCAATGCCAGCTCGCGGCCCTCTTCCACGTAATTGCCCACCGCTGAATCACCGCCAGGAACCGCGTCAGTAATTGACAGCCCCTGATGATGTGCGACGTCAATGATGTAGATGCGGCCACGTAATGACGTAGCCTGCACAAATTCATCATCGGCGTTGATGACTGCGGCGCTTCCGGGCAGCAGGTCTGTAGCTGCCACGCGGGTTTCGGTCTTATAGAGTGATTTCCCGTCGATATTGACGCGACGATAACGAGCCATTACGCAGCACCTCCGAAATAGGTAGCAGGGTCTGGTGCTCCGTTAACGGGTGGGTTTTTAGCGCTGTTGGCCCCGAGCTGGGTAGCCTCTCCCATCTTGCTAAACATCTCTTTCAGGGCTTCACCTGTGAGTGCGTTGGCAATGACCTCGCCATGAACGGCAGCCACCGCGTCACGCATGGTTTTCTCTTCAGCGCGGGCATTGGCGGTCAGGGTGTCAGAGAGCGTCTTCTGGTTTGCCTGAATACCTGCCAGCGCCTCTACGATGGGTTTCAGTGTGGTCTCGTTGTTCGCAGTGATAGCGCCGCTGACGATGTTGCCGATTTGCTCGACATCTTCTTTGGTTAAAGGCATTTCGCCCTCCTTATGGTGATTGTTCGTTGCAGGAGCATCCTGCGGTGTGAAAATGGATTTGACCTTGTTGGCTACGATTGCCACCCAAGACTCCTGGCGGGTAACTTTTGAGCCGGTATCGTCAAAGGTGATTTTCCCGCCTTCATTGGTGTAGCCGTAAACCTGAGCGTCACTCCCGTTACGGATGACAATGGCCTGTGAGTCAGTGAAATCGGCAATCCAGGCGTAATCATCCGGCCCTTTCACAAATTTATCGCGGGCAGCCTGTTCCAGACGGCGCTCGCGCTCGCGGTAGCTTTCCCCCACCAGCGCGCCGGAATTAGGTTTGAGTGTTCTGGCCTGATCGGCATTAACCATCAGGCCAACGCCCTGCTCTGGCTGTGCCGCGCCAACCTCATGCAGCAGGATGGCGTCGTGGTCCATGGCGTTGATTTTTGCCACCCATTCGATGCCCTGGGCTTTTTGCTTTTCGTTAGCCTCCAGCTGGTCGAGAAACACGGCAACGCTGGTGTGGATTGGCGGCACATCCTCGCCGCGCTCAATGGCTGCTACGCGCTCCAGCAGCTCACGCCCGCCCTCGCTCTGATTGGCAACAGTGGTATCGACCCATTTCTCTGCATAAACGCGGTTGCCAGACTTCTTCACGTTGCGATTCCACGCGCCGATGTGACCGACATTGATGCCCTCTGGTGAGAACGCAGAGACAAACTGCCCGTTAACGGTCGGATGACCGAGCGGTGCAAGCGTTCCCTCCAGCCCCTGATAATGAGCGTCAATTTCAGAGGCCGGATACAGGCCGCCGTTCATCACAACGTTTGCCGGTAACGTGTAACTCGGAAGTACCAGATGCGGGCGACCGTTATGCGTTTCGCGGCGTATAGACTGATTGTTCACCCTGGTGGTGACGTTAATCTGCATAGGCATGGTTATGTCTCGATTAGGCTGCGTGCTGGTGGCCGCAGCATTGATGTGAATGGTTGGCGGCGAGTGCCATGTATCGTTTGTATTCCCCCTGAGCCATCTCAATAATTTTTGAGTTGAGTGGGTTACCTTTAGCGTCCACCAGCACCTCAACCTGTGAGCATTTGCAGTTGATCGCATTGGCTCCGATGGCATACCACCGCCTCACCTCCTCCGTCGTATAAAGGTGCGCGTGCCGGATGGCATGCGACTGGCGCGTTGTGGGACTGAGTGCTGAGTAATGTAGTAACCGGATGTTTAACCCCAGGTCTCGGCTTGCTTCGTCAGCCTCATCCCAGCGGGCGCGCCGCAGTGCGGTAGTCAGCTCTGTTCTGGCTATTCTGTTAACACGACGTTTTTCAATACCTGCCTGCGCGGTCAGGTTTTTAGCCACCACTGAGGGGTGAAGCCCGCGCCCGATGCCCTCAGTTAACACCCGCGCCATGTTCCGCTTAACCTCTGCTGATAGCCCCTTCATCTCCTCAAACACGCGTGTGTATACCAGCGTCATTCGGCGCTGATAGGGTTCGCTCATTAGCAGGGATTGGAGGGAATGCCTGTCAGCCAGGTAGGTTGCTGACTGCTGGGACAGGTTGGCAAATGTCTGGGCGGTCCCGCGTACAACGGCAACCTCAACGTAATTTTCAGTGAACCAGTTATTGTTCTGGTCTCCCTCCACCAGCACGGCATCGGTCAGAATGCTGGCGTCGTTGAGAACCATGTTCAGCAGAACCGGATCGAGCTGGTATTCATAACGGGCGTTAATGGCGAGGGATGCCGGGAATCGCTCAAGGGTGTCTTTATAGATTTTACTGACCTTCTTAATGCGTCTGGCGAAATCCTTCATCGCCTTACGCTCTAACTGGTCAATGCCGGTCGGGTCTTGTTTGTTGCTGGGTAGGATTGCGAACCTGGGCGTCTTATTCCTCTTCGTCATCGTCATCCTCCGGCAGCGGTTTACCCCCACCAGGCTCATAACCTGCTGCAACACGGATTTCATCAACCGTGAATACCTGCTCCCCGGAGGCTAGCGCTGCCTGGTTGATGCTGCTCATTTTGCTGGCGCTTTCGAGTTTGTCAGAAGGTGATTGCTCATTTAGCTCATCCCAGACGATGCTAAATTTTGCTACTGGTTTGATGATTTGCAGATAGAGCAACTTATCGACCATATCCTCAATATCGAACGACAGATCACCCCGGCGCGACTGGCAGCGACCATTAAAATAAATCTGGTCCTCAGCGCTGGCCCGCTCACCTGACTGGTTGCCAACGATGATGCGTGAAGGAATATCAACCGAGGCGCAAAACGTTTTCAGGTTCACCTCATAGGTGGGTTCCGGGTCAGAGACGGCATTAACCATCGATGTGACCTGTGCGCCCTGAGTAATCAGTAGCGTGTCATTACCACGATTTAGCTCGCGTGCGGCTTCGTTAAAACGCTCCTGCAGTTCATCCACAGTGACGCCATACAATGAGGCCAGATTTTTGAAATCGACCTCCTTGTCGAAGTTGATGCTCTGCTGGCGCGCTGCATTCTTCAGAAACGACTCACCAGAGCCGCCTTCGACTTTCTCCAGGCTGACGCAAGCGTTATAGCCTGGCTCCAGAAAACCGATCTCGTCATCTGACATATCGCCGATGATCAGAACGCGGTCAGGGTGAATCTTACGCTGTGCAGTGCTGCCGTCCGATAGCGTCTCTGTGTACTGCCACATCGTGATAGCGCCATTGCTGTCGCGGGTGGCAACCTTCAAGGCGCTTGCCCATACAGGCGTGATTTTCTGCAGCGCTTTGCCTTTAATAACCGGCTCAACCCACTCCTTGCTGTCTTTAACGTGCAGCAGGATGCCAGCCCAGCGCCCCACCAGCCGCCTTACATCCGCCCTGGCAATTGCGCGCCAGAATCGGTGGCTGAATACCTGATTGCTTGCACGCTCCCACGCAGTCATCTCTCGCGACTCATCGGACGGCTCGCCCTCAATGACCTGCGGGTTTGTTTTCCAGCAATTGGAAGCCAGCTTATTTACTGCGCCGTTCGCAATGCCGCCACGCCGGTAAAGTTTGTACAGATCATCAAATGTCAGGTTTTCTTTAAAGCCGTATTCACACCATGCGCTTTCGCGCTTTACGTCCAGCCCCATGCCGGGATTGAAAGCCATTGCACGCGCACGGGCCATCCTGACGTCATTCAGCGCGTGATTGACGGCGAGTGTTAATTTATCAGTCATGATTTTCCTGCTGGTGGATTTCAGGCAATAAAAAAGGCCGCCTGAGCGACCTGTTAAAAAAACTGATTTTAGCCCTATTTAACATAATGGGTCTTACCCGCCATGCTGAAAAGGCACTCGCGCGCAATTCATCATGAACGGGTTATTTCTCTATGATTTCCTCACGGCATAGTTGAAATCGGGCTGCATAAAACGTGCATAAAACCAGCCCGAAAATGCATAGCCTTAAATCATAGCGAAAAGGGTATTTTCGGGACTTACTACAAAAAAAGTTTTATCTTCCCTGCAGGCGCTTAGGAATCATCATACCCATCGTCTGACCCTTGCGTTTGATGTGGCCATCAAGACCGTACCTAATGCCATCCCAGCAGTGTTCATTACCATCAGCCAGTTTTGGCAATACTTCCCCTGTAATGCGATCAGTTTTGTACGACCACATTCTGGCTTCGCGTGCCACATTCTTACAGCGCGGGTGGATAATGATTTCATCAAAGCCGCGCAAGTGAGCGATACCATCCTCTACACTGCCCTGCCACTTCTCAGCTGCGGAGATATTGAACCCCTGACGCCTGAGATAGCTGATTGTCTCCGGGCGCGCTGAGTCAGCCTTGATGGGCCAATCGCGTGCGCCGGGGATCGTGTCATATAGAGCGGGCATGTAGTCGAGTTCGGTTTGCTGCCCATATGCCTCGTATTCAACATAGAGCCGGTTATGCAGAATGAATGATCGGGTGAGCGTATTGGGGTCTTTGGCAAAACCAAAGTCCGCACCAAAGAAAAGCCGCTCCGCCTCTTTCCACAAATTGTCTGAGAACTCAGCAACACGGTATTTGCCAGCCAGCACCTGTTTGTCTGAGTTTTCGAGGTATGCGCCCTCCCATACCCAGGCATAAGTTGCCGGATCGAGACGGCGCTCATCGTTCTGGCGCTCGCCCTCCAACACGTCAGGAAACCAGGGGTTATCCGTGTAATTCATCTCTACGGTTATGCAGTCGTCACCAGCCTCTTTGCGGAACCTCTTATCGGTAGCACTGCCGTCGCGCTCTGGGTTCCACGTGACCCAAATCTCCGAACCTTCTTCACGGACTGTCGGGCTAAGCTTCTGCCAGGCGATTTCACTGACTGACTCAGCTTCATCTACCCAGCAAAGCAGGATGCGCGCCTTTGACTTTATACTGTCCAGGTTGTGCCGCAGACCAGAGAAAACGTATGTCACCGTTTTGTCGATGGTGCGGATGTATTTATCACCAATGTCAAAGTTGGACGCCAGCCAAGGCACGGAAAGGATCGCCTGCTTAACCTCCTGCATGCTCGACTCCTCCAGTGAGTTCATGAACTCACGCGCACAAAGGATCACCCCACTCTCACGGTTCATCATCGCCTGATAAGCCCTGACCGCTGTCATCAAGGCAAATGTGCGTGTCTTTGCACTGCCGCGCCCACCATGTGAACAGCGATAGCGTTTACCTACCGCAGTAAACAGGGGAGCAAGTTTAGCGGGAATTGGAAGTTGTACGGCATCAGTCATGTTTAGGCTCAACTGGTAAAAGCTGAATCACAGTTGGTTTTGGTGCCATGCTGCCATCAGATGATTTATGGTCGATTTCCTGACTCACTTTGTCACCGTACTTTTTCGGGTTCATCCTTGCCAGCGCCCATTTACGGGTATCAATTCGCAGCCGCGCTTTCGCCACAGCTGCAGACTCCTCAGCAGCATCATCAGCAATATCGAATATCTCCTCGAAAATTGCGTCAGCGCGAGTCTCAGTAGCTTTCGCGTATTGGTCGCGAAACTCCGCATGCTTAGCCAGCCAACGGAATACAGTCGACTTATTAGGCATGCCTCGACGCTTACATATCTTGCGCAAACTTTCACCATCAGCAAGCAGTGAACAGATGTTTGCAGCCACCTCTGGTAGATAAACAGAAGGACGGCCAGTTCTAGTTTTGGTCGTCATAGTCATTTCCGGGGAAGTTGAAATCAACTAACTAACTCAAGTTATGAATTTTATTGCCGTTAAAGATAAAAAGACTGATTAGAAGGTATGACTATGAGCGATAAAATGACCCTTTCTGAACGGGTGTTACATAGCATGGATGATTCAGATAGAAAGGGATCTGCCCTTGAGTCTATTGGGAAATTAGTAAAAGATAATGAACTAATCCCCGCCTTGTCGGAAAAAGGCAAAACAACTGTTGTTAAGTCCACTCAAGATTCAATATCCAGCATCCATAAAATCACCATAGAAAATACAGCTGGCATGACGGCTAAAAGCATTGAGGCAATCGCCAATATTGGGATAGCTCACGAATCAAAAGCCTCCGAATCCATTCAAGCCATAGAAAGGATGACTATTGCAGGTCAGCAGTCATTACTTAAGGAGTCTAAAAGTTCCAAAAAAGGCGTCATTGGCGCTGCATTTTTAGCTTTAAGTGCTATAGGTGGAGCATTGGGCGCTTACCAAAGAATTAAAAAATAAAGCAGTTTTTAAGATACTCAATTAGCTTACATGTTTTGACATAACCACTGTGGCTTTTGTGCCTGATGATACTCTTAACCAGATTATCCATGGCGAAAATATACTTATTACGCGGTCAGCTCTATGCCAGGCAGCTGAGTCTGCGCTGTCGGCATACTCAATAAACCCTTCAGCAACTGTCACATGTGCGCTGTTATTACCGTCCGTAATCTGGACGGGCGTTCTCGTTACGGTTAATGGCTCAGACATAGTTACCTCTTATTTCATTGGCCTAGTTGTTAGACGGCGGTTATCACTAGTGTCGAAACCAAGCCACGCAGCGACACCGTCAGCGTACAGGTTCCCGCTTTAAGTATGCTCACGGCAGCCTGACCACCGGAGGATGTGCTGATATGCTGCACCATACTGGGGTTAGATATCGTCCAGACAGCACCCTCCGCACGCCCGATTTGAGCACCGGTTTCACCACTGACGAGGAACGCGCCAAGGTATTGCCAGCCTTTAGGGGCGGTCGCGTTCAGCATCGTGTAATGCGTGCTGTCTACCTGAGTGACATACCATGGGGATGTGGGCGTTTTGTTGCTATCGTTCTGGATAAATATCGTGTCGGCTGGTAGTTTTTCCTGACCACCAATAACGATAGCGCCGGGTATTGATATCCCCGACATACCGGTGCCACCAATGACAGTGGCATTGGGCGTTAAAATCATTGGTTGCTCCAATAAAAACCGCCCGTAGGCGGTTAAGATGCTTGTGCAGCATTTAGACTTTCTAACATTTTTTTTTGCAACTTAAAGCTTGGGGACTTACCAAAACTTGTTGTTACAACTATTCGCATTCTTTCAGGCTTCTCTCCTGCTTTAGAAATGACTCCAGAAAGATATTTATACCAATCATCTTCTCGTTCATCTAACGGGATCCAAAGATGACATTGCTCCCCTTGCTCTATCTTTTTTGGTAATGAATCACCGTATGGATGTTTATCTATTTTCAAGAACCAATATTTTTTTTCTTGCCATGGATAAGACTTACACCTAAGCCCTAAATGATTAATTTGAACAGGAAAGTTCGACTTATTTGTTATCATGAATGATATCCCTCTGGATTCAGCATCACCAAAGGAATCTAGAGGACTTATAATGATTTTCTCGCCTACAACACAACTCAACCTAACTCTTTTTTGATTAACCGTTACATAAAGGGTGATGATAACAGCAAAAGAAGTAGCGATTCCCGCGACCCAAGTACCAATCATGATCCAAAATGTAAAATCTGCCGTATCCCTCGCCGCCTTCATTGTTTCATATGAAATATAATCAACTGCCATGCTGCTTCTCCTTTTTTATAGGGAGGGATTTTACTACTTTTTTTAAAGTAAATTAAGCTAAAGGCATTGTTCTTTTATGTAGTGCTGCAAACCGGCTATTTGCTTTCCAGCTACTTCGATTCGCTTTCTGAGGGTGAAATAATCCTGCTGAGCGGAGTCAGTAAGTCGGGCACTGGCTGCATCATCCATCCTGGTGGTGCGGGAGGCGGATTGCTTCTCACAGATGGCGTTGAGCTGCAACCGACGCTTGCCAGTAGCAACATCATCATGCAGCTGATTGATAGTGGCTTTAGCATCAGCTAATTCCTTTGTGTATTTCTCATCAAGTGCAGCCAAACTGCGTTGGCGCGTCTGCATATCGGTTATAGTGGCCGCCTGCTGCCTTGTCAGTTCCTGCGTATGCTGTGCAACCGTTCTCCAAACTACAGCTTTATAATAATAGTGGTTAGCAGCCCAGCCGAGCGCCAGGATGGCAGCAATAAGAACTCCATACAGCCAGAATTTACTCATCGATTCTGCGCCTCTTACGAACCAGCCAAATCAAGAGCGCTGACGAATACATCTAATCCGTAAGGTTGGGAGCCGTTTTCGTGTTGGATGATGGCTTGCATCAGCGAAAACAGTATAAGGCTGTCAGCCAGATCAATCGGCTCATTTGCTCCGCTACTGGTGGCCTGCACCACACTGTCAATGTATGCCTGCGTATTGTTCTCGTTAGGTGGTGCCCAGCGCTTGATGATGCTTGTGATCGTCCGCAGCCCGTATTTGCTCTGATAATTGCGCAGTATGACGATCATTGCGCGGATGCCGTACTCTGGCGAGATGAACTGGCAGAACGATTTATCAGTGCGCTGGGATTTTGGCACCAGCCCCTGCCATTCATCGCCCCAGCGAATGTTTCCTGGATTTTTGTTGCGGATGCCGCGTGGTTTTTTATTGCCCGTCATTTTTTACTACTTCCTTCCGTTGGATAAGAAACAATGCGCGCAACGTTTCCACGCGCCGCAAACACCGCGATGCATATCAGTGCGTTTGCTACAACTACCGGCCAGCCGCTGGCGTGGTATTGCCCGAACAGCCATAGCAATGCGAAATTGCCATAAAACAGAATCAGACCCGCAGCTATCCATGCGATACCGCGTTTATGTGTTCGCCCTGTTTTGCTGAACACCATCAGGCGCAGCGCAATAGCCGCGCATATGGCGACATCAATAACTGTCAGGAAATCGCTACTAATCATGATTTCTCCCCCAGCCATTTTTTAACGAATGGCAATTTTGAAACGCCACCATTTTTCAGCCAGAAATAGCCTTGCACCGCAGCGGCGGAAATTACGACAGCCGCAAGTGCATCAAGTGGTTTTTCCCGATAATCGAAATAGTCCTCTACTTTGTCCGCTACAAATCCCGCCCCAAATACCCCAGCGGCATAACCAAACAGGAAATAACCAAATATCTGTCGTCGCGTCAGGTCGCTGGCGGTGACGATAAAGCACATCGAACCGGCAAACGCCCCAAACGCGATTGAGTAATCTACAGAGGTGATAAATCCCACCAGCGCAGACGTGACAATGCCCCAGCCAGCTACGGTTGCCGTAGCGCCGGTGCTTAATGGCTCAGCCATTAGCGGTCCCTCTTAATGATTAATAAACTCAGATTTTCTCTGATAGCTGATTTAGCACGCTATTCGACTGCCTGTATCATTTCTCTGCATCAGCATTAGCCATAGTTTGTATGCAATTGGTTAGGGATTTATCGTCAAGTGAGAAGTAAAAATGACTCTTACAAGAAAAAAACTAGGCAATTCAGCATACGTACTTGAAGCGTTTTCTGGGTGGTAAGCGGTAATGCGAGGAAGCTACTCTTATCACAATACGCATCTTTTTGCGGACCGCACTAATGATTTTTTCAGAAAAATGTTTTACTTTGGTATTCCTATACGACCCGAACTCATAAAAATGTCTAACTGTTCGGTATAACTAACATTTACAGCACAAGAGGACGCCATTTTGGCTCAGGAAGAACTCCTCATTTCTACAGAAGAACAAGCATATCAACTGATTGAAAGTTACTTGTCTGGGCACCAATTACCAGAGCATATTTCGTTTGACGGATGGCCCAACCTTTCGTTTAAGCTAGAGGGTAATAACTTTAACCAAAGCTTGACTCCTTCTGTCATGAAAGGTTTTGTTGAGATGCAAAGTCAGATCAATCGAGCTTTTGCTTTGGCAAAGTTCGGTACTCCTGATCCTAGGCGTCTCACGAAAGAAGACCGCGAAGAACTTGAAATCTCGGTGGAAGTTAAGCAGGGATCTTCAATCTTAACGGTTGATATGAATGGTTTTTTAACAAAGCTTTCTCAAGAACTTGTGGGGAAAATGAGCGCTCAAGAAATAATGATTACAGTAATCAGCGCCGGTTTGATCTGGGGTGGAGTTTCCATTTTCCGCCGCTACCTCGATAATCGCAAAGAGGTCAGGCTTGCTGAGATCAATAAAGATGGTGATAAAGAACACCTCAAAACCATGCAAACTATGAGTCAGGAAGAGACAAAGCGTACAGAGATAATGGCAAGATTCATGAAACAGCAACCATTACTCGATAACATGGATCGCATGGCCTACGATGCAAAAAGTGAAATGGTCAAATCCTTTGTGAGAGCCGACAAAGCAGTAATTGACGGCATTACGCTAGATTCGGAAATGGCACGCGAACTGACTACTAACGCACGCCGACGTTCTTCCGAGATGCGAATCGATGGTGTTTACAGAATTGAGGAAGTTAATAATACTGATCCTGAAGCCTTCAAGGTGAAAGTCAGGAATGTACGCACCGACCAGCGACTTACCTGTTTAGTTCAAGATATTTTCCTCGACGAAACAGGCAACAAAGAAGCGCTGCAGCAAGCTGAGTGGGAACGCAAGCCTGTTCACTTGAGCATAAATGCAAGACATGTGGATGGTGAAATTAAATCCGCAATAATTTTGTATGTTAAAGATGTTGAAGGTGAGAAAAAGCCCGAATAATCGGGCTCAAAGCTCTACTATCTCTAATCCATATCAAGTTTAACGTCAAGCATTGAAAGACAGCCGTCAATAAAACCTTCAGCCATTTGTATTTGTATACGGATCATTTTTTCGTCGCAATGTGCGCGTTTAGCTAATTTTCGTTTCGAGACTTTATAAAAGTAATAAAGCACGATCAATTTATGCTCATCAGGACGCTTTAACTTAAGTTTTGCTAAGCATGATTCAATTATCAGTCCATCATCATCGCTGCATATCGGTCCCATCTTAGATATTTGTGGTAACAGTCCTTTAAAACCGGCGGCAATTGACGAATAGTCAATATTGTTAGATTCTGTTTTTGCCCATCCCGCCCAGCGCTCCAATAATTCAGGCATATCACGCATATTGTTCTCCACACTTTTTTATTTTACCCACCCACTGCGTAAAAATTTAATACGCTTTATAATTTATTAACTTCGCCTATTTTTTACATTCTATTCTGATGGTTGATCATCAAGTCTGTCCTGCAAAACAGAATGATAAAAAGTATATTTTTAATTTTAAACGCTCTTTTACTATTAACAGAACTATCAACTTATTATGAGCACCATCCTATTCTAATCAATATCCACACCAAATTGTTTAGCTACACAAATCCTAGCTTTACCATATTCACACTCTTTGTATTTATCTGGTGTAAACTCTAATAAATCGGCAAGTTCAATTTCAAAATCTAAGTTATCATCTACACTTTTTTTCCGTGCAGCAAAACCTTTTGATTTTCTTGCCAAATAAAATGCCCTGTTAGAATAACCAGCATATCGCCGCTTTAACTGAAATGTCTTAATAGAATTTCTCGAATTATTAATATTTTTAGTTACCACGAGCTCTAAAAAGTATTTATCAGGTGCAAGTTGTAGAGCATAAAATTCCGCAAAGTCACCGTTAATATTTACAGGACTAAGCCTAAACTCAATAGATTCTTCATCAACTAAGGGGTTTAGATGATGTATTTTTGCAAAATCTTTTGCATGTTTCATCTGAGGCCCATTACATTTTTCACAGCAAGGTATAAAATTGGATAATGTTAATGAAAGATAAGGGTAATCAGATTTAGAATAGTAATGGTCAATATGTGGCCTAAATCCCGTTCCATCTTCGCTAGGGAGACTGGTGGCAGTGCTAACCATTTGGCAATAACTACATATTTCGTATCTGGCTAAATCGCAAAGATGGTAAGCTGTCCATGGATCATTAGATTTTGTTGAGAACTTTCCGAAGTTGAAAATTTTTTCTAATTTTTCTGATACACAACCATGTATCAAACCATTACCGAAGCGATTTCTATAATCTAATATACAATTATATAAGTCATTAGGACTACCTGTAATTATTGATTTTCTATTGGCGTGGATAAAATCTCTAATAGAATTATGAATGTAAGAATTAGTGAGCTCTTTTAGCCCCTCCTCTATGATTGTTTCTAAAAATAAATAATGTTGAGCTGAAGCGTCTTCCCATATATCTGAAATATTTATTATCATTACAATATTTCCTTCTTGAGTGCGGCCTTTATAGAAATATCACCAATAGACTCCACTAAATTAAGGTCATGCTGCGTAGTATTATTGCTCAAAGCTCTTTTGTAAATGTCATTGATATTGTAAGCGGCGAATTCTCCCAATGAACTCGAAGAGAAGGCGCTGGAAATAATCTCCTCGATCGGAGCAGCAAATGTGACTGTAAAATTATTGGAGTCTAAACTAATAACAAAATCCCCTGGAATGTCGGCAGCTAACAAAGGTGAATGTGTTGCTAAAACAAGCTGCAAAGTTTTCAAAGAATATTTTTTCTTAATACCACCCAAAAAATTATTAATTAAAGAAATATATTTCCTTTGCCAGTCCAAGTGCAAGTATGCATCGCCCTCATCAATTAATAACAGTATAGAACTGTAACCTTCTCTTGTGGCTTTGCTGACTGAGTCATCTATTAATGAAAACTGCTCAACTAAAGCTTGGATACCAGAGCTTTGATTTGACCACTCGATTAAAATAGACGTATCAGCTCCTTTTATATTTATAAGATTATCATAATTATCAATTTTTAATGTTAATCTGCGATGGCTATAACTTTTAGCGCTAATTTCGCTATTATTTTTGATTAATGCAAGGGTATTAGCTGCTAAAATTTTTAGTTTATTAATGTGTTTTTTATCAACCGAATCCAACTTTCCATTTATAATATCCATACTCTCAAGAAACTGAGTTGCTATAGTTACAGCAGACTTTTTATCCATCATCAAATATAAATATTCAAGGGCTGAAAAATAACACATCCCTTTAGTCTTACCAAAATCCTTTATGACAACTTCCTCAAGAATTGATTCGATTTTGTTTAACACATCCTCTCTATTTTTATCTAAATCAAAAACGGATTTTTTTTCATTTCTACTAAGGTATTCACCATCTTTAAGTAAGGCTAACTCCTTAATTAAAATAACTAGCTCTCTATTCCCTATTATTTTTGACTTGGAAAGTATAGGTATAAGCAAAGATCTAAATACTAAAGATGTGTATCTAACAATCCCTTCAAGTTGTGTTTTCACCCCTAACATCTTAGAAACTTTACCAAAATTCTCAAGTCTTTTATTATCTTTTGAATTTGCTTTGGTAGGAGACGCGTTAAATATCCCCTTTCGGCGACTAAGCTTCCGTCGATAGGGTAAGGCAGAATAATAAATTGAACAAATTTCATTTTTGTATGAATCTGCACTTTCGACTAGTCTCTCGTGATCATCTTGGACATATAATTTAAGAGAATTATCGCCAGGGGCATTTATAGCATTCGCTAGAGAAACTAGCATTCTTGTTTTACCAGATCCGTTAGTCCCTAAGAGTAAGCTAACACTATCTATTTCAAATAAATCACCATATCGCCCTGCATCCTTTGGAACAAGCTCTAGGTATTTATCATAAATTCTAGCAGATAATATTTTCATTTAATCCATCTTTTTCAGTTAATCAACAAAGCGGAATACATTTCCTACGCTGATGAAAACAAACCACAAAAAAATTAAATCACAAGAATCAAAACCTCAATAAACATCTTTGTTTTTTAACTTGTATACAAAGAAACTCCTTGAGGTTTGTTAATGAAGTTTCGCTCTCACATCCTCTTATCTATTTTTTAACATTCAAGTAAATTTATCAATACTATTAATTAGTTTTTACCGTAAATAAATTCATTTCGTTACAAAACCGCACTTTTGGAAGTCACATGGCAGTAATAATCTTTGGCGGCCTGAATTATATCCATTAACTCAGCCACCTGCAGGTCAGTCTCAAGCGTCAGAGTAACGCGTGCGCCCTCCTCTCCCTGCTCTGCCTGGCAATGCTTGACTAACAGCTCCACCAGCTGGCGAGCCTGTTTGGCACTGAATTGCGTCATGGCGGCGGCTTTGGTCAGCTTTTTCTTGCCCGCTGCTTTTGCCTTTTCCAGCTCCGTTTTTGCCACTCTGCCAGCCGACGCACCATGCTCACGGACCAGGGCGACCGCAGTGGTTGCGGCAACTTCCTTGTTTTTGACCAACGCGATTAGCTCATCGCCAGACGTCAGTAGCGCCAGGTGATTTTCAACGTCAGTGATCGACCGTTTAACTTTTTTGGAAATTTGCGCCGGTTCCCAGCCCTGATTAACCAGGCGCAGATAGGCGGTTGCTCGTTCCAGTGGTTCCAGTGCGCGCCCCTGACTGGATGTGACCATGAAGGCGATACGGTCAGCCTCATTGCCCACGAAATCTTTGCATTCCAGACGTATGTCATAACCGGCCTCTTTCGCCAGTTTTGCACCGTAGTAACGGTGGTGGCCATCGATGACTTTTATGCCCTGCTCTGTTACCTGCACAGCGAGCGGAGGCACATGCTCACCAGCGATGTATGCATCGCGGAATTCCTCGACGTGGGTCTGGTCGATTTCCCGAATGTTGTAACCAAGCTCGACATAGAGTTCATTAACCCCCAGCAGGTAGGTTTTGCGGGTCGTGATGTTCGTTTCTGTTTTAGATTTGTTGTCGTAAATTTTCGATAGCGTAGTCATTTTTTGATATCCATTAATAACCGCGAAACCCTTCTGGGGTGGCGTAATCCACTGGTGAAATGTCTGTAATTGACCGCTGAAGCGGGCCGAGCCTGAGTACCAGCTCATCCCATTTATCGCGGAGCTTTGACGGGCTGAGGATGTTCCGACACCAGAACGGATCGCTCTGAACACGTTTGAACATCTTGCAAATCTGGTAGTGAGTTCGCTGGTCCTGTGAGCACATCAGGCGCACGTCATTTGCCCACGCTGTCCAGTTGGGTTCTCTTGGTCTTGCCAGCTCGCCATCAGTCTCGGCGGCTTTTTCGTAGAGGTGGATGATCTGCTCCCATATCCACTGCGCACATTTCAAATCCTCCTCGCTGCCCCAGATGGTTCTTTTGGGGCTGTACACCACCGCGTCTGAATCACCATAGAGGTGTTTATCCACAGTCAGAACGTCCGGGGGCGTAGCTCCAGGACATATAGGGTTTTTATCTGATGGATCATGTTTTGAATTTACTGACGGATCGTCGCCAGATTCTGACGGGTGAAAACCCGGATTTTTGCCAGATTCTGACGGGTCAAAATTTGAGGGGTCAGAATTTGGTGCATCAGATTTTGATGGGTCAGTTTTTGATGCATCAGATTTTGATGTGTCAGGTTCTGACACGTCAGAATCTGACTGGTGAGCATAGGCAGCCTCACGCAGTTTCCTGACGTTCAGCTGGTACATGTTCGACGTGTTACGGTTTCCCTTGCGCCGTGTGGTGCTGGTCAGCCAGCCATCTGCTTCCAGTTTGCGTATCGAGGTGCGCACAGTGCTGGAGCCTGCTCCAATCTGACGGGCTATGGTGGCGATTGACGGCCAGCAGATGCCCTCATCGCTTGAGAAGTCAGCCAGACGCGCCATGATGGCCACGCTGGTGATTTTCATACCTGACGCCGCGCAACCGTCCCAGACGTATGCAGACAATTTAACGCTCATCACTAACTCTCCTGAACTTCTGGCCCCATATGTTACGGGGCTGGACGCAGACGTACGGATAGCCTGGACGCCTGAACAGCACCCGGTTATTCGTTACGTCAACGCCGATAGTTTCAACAATCACACCGCGTGGATCGGCATAGCGCGCAACCCACGGCTGGATAATCTCTTCTGTTTGCTGGGGCATTTAGCCCCCTGATTTGCGATGTTTTTCATTGGCGTTACCCACAGCCCACTCAACGAAACTGTGGTTAACGGTTTGAGGACCATCAGGTAAATTGAGCGAATAACGGAATGGCTGCTGGCTAGTCCCGCCTGTCATGGGCAGGCACCGGAATTGCGGAAAATCCGGGGATCTGTTTAAATTATTCACGCGATTATTTCTCCACACTTATTGATGTAGTCGCCGAGAACGCTGGGCTGCAACCCGGCGTTCTCACTTTTCTGGGGCACAAAAAACCCTGTAAACGAGTGTCGTGTGCTCCTGTAATTTGGTAATGGCACGATGTAGTTCCTCGTCGATAATCTCGCGTTCGTGCGGTTCCACCACTCCATCCTCAATAGCTGCCCTGACCTGCTGTGAATACCGGGTGATCTGTTCGATGGCCTCTAACAGACGCTGATTGATATCGCCGTAATCCACCAGCTCGACATCCGGTAATGGCATGAACACGCCGCCAGAGGTTTTCGCTATGGCTGTTACGATGTGATGACTACCAACTGCCTGCTGCAAAACCAGCGACCAGCCAATTGGAAACAACTGATCGCCACCGCTGCGCAGCCTGTTATGAACAGCGTCCTCGGTAACATCCAGAATCTCAGCGGCCTCGGAATATCCACCAGCCAGACCGGCAATTGTTTTGCGGATGGCTTTAATCAGCCACGCTGGCTGGCGCTCTGCTTTCCATTTCGGTTCATTACCCACGGTCCAATCCCTCCGGCTGTGGTTTGAAGACTGGAAAAAGTTCTGGATAATCTTCCCAGTTAAACGGCACAGAGCCTGCCGTAGCTGCTGCAATCAATAATGCGTACTTCCAAGGGATTACATCCCCCCACAAACTTACCGTTGATTTTGAGATGTTTAGGGCTGTAGCTGTCGCTACTGTTCCCCTGAAATGCTTGATGACTGTTGTTTTAAGCATGGTTCCTCCTTAAACAAATTTAGTTTAAACAACAAAACTCAAAAGCGTCAATAATAAAAAACTTTCCAGTTTAAGAAACCAAACATATGATTGAATCAGTTAGTGACCGCATTAATAAGCGAATGAGAGACTTGAACCTGCGTAGCAGGGATCTGGTTGCAGCGACAGGTGTATCAAAGGGGACAGTTAGCCAATGGGTTAACGGAAACAATAACCCTTCTGCAACACATATTCCCAAACTAGCCAAGATACTAAACGTCACTGAAACTTGGTTAATAAATGGCGGGGCATACTCACAAAGGAGTAACTCAGGTGAGGTGGATCAAAGGCCACTGCAAAAGATCCCTCTAATCTCCCTGGCGCAGGCGGGGGACTGGAGAAACCTCATGAACCTTGATAATAACTTTCCTGATTGGACCAATGTGACAGACGATGTTTCCCCCCGTGCATTTTCTGTAAAGATGGATAATGACTCAATGACAGGGGATGGCTCCATCAGCATTCCTGAAGGCTCTACGATAATTTTTGACCCCGATGTTAAACCTCAATCGGGCAAGATAGTTTTAGCTCGCGTGGGCGAATCGACAGTAATCAAAAAATTGGTTATCGATGGGCCTAGTGCTTACCTTGCACCTATAAAACCTGGCTATAAAACGATTGAGCTTGAATCGATCGACAGTGTTATTGCTACAGGTGTTTCCGTTCAGACCAAACTGCCATAAATCCACATCCTAAACCCCCTCAGTATGCCAACCGCCCGCTACACCGGGCCTTTTGTCCTCTCCTGCGATGATGGTTTTGATATCAAAACTTTTTCTATTGACTTGATTGTTTTGATGAGTAAACTCCAAACCAACAGTGAAGCATGCCCATTTTTAATGAAGTAATGATGGATGCACTGTAAAACTTTTTTAGTGTGGAGAAACGGCTGAGGGCTATTGCAGTAGCCCACCAGCCATAATCGAGGAAACGATTATGATCCAGGACATCGACGACCTGATTACTGAAATTTTCGACGAATACCCCCGACCACGCCTCATCTGTAATACCCCTGGCGATTACACATCGAGGCTGGTTTCGCAGCTCAACCTGAAGCGCACCACGCGCACCAAACTGACCCCACCCCGCTCGCATGTATGTACCTGCCCTGTTCAGCAAGAGGCGCGCCCGACTGATTGCCAGTGGGATTTACATGGAATGTATAGGTTAAGGAGTCAGGGATGAGTGAAGTTAAACGTTATTCCCATAATGGGCTGCGGGGAATGTTAGAGCACAAAGCCGGTCGTTATGTAAGTTATGAACGCTACGCTGCTCTTAATGCAGAGCGTGACGCGTTGATGGCTGAGAATGCAGTTCGTGGAGAAATAATTGAGCGCCTGATTGGTCAATACAGTGCGGCGGGTTATCACGCCGTACAGAATTCACTTAATCCAGCACAGTCACTGCTATACGAGGCAATGCAGGCGATGAAACAGCCAGCTACCGACACCTACCTCAATTCAGTACGGGCCGAGGGTGTGGAGATGGTTAAGTTACATCCTGCGATAAGTCTCTGCTCACTCACGCATATCTGCGAAGAAATTGCAGCCCAACTCCGCGCCGGTAAGGATGGAGAGTGATGATTATCGATCCTCGCTGTTTCGAGCAGAACGTGAAAAACATTGTCAGTATCTCGGGCGGTAAAGACAGCCTCGCGCAATGGCTGTTAGCTATTGAGGCTGGGGTGAATTTCATGCCTGTTTTCGCAGATACAGGACATGAGCACCCCCAAACAATGGAGTATCTGGATTACCTTGAAAGCAAGCTGGGGCCTGTTACGCGTGTACGGGCCGACTTCACCCGAAAGATCGAGAAAAAGAGAAACTTTATAGCTAACAACTGGTATCAGGGGCTGATACCTGATCTGATGGCTGACAGATTTGAGGGTTGCTGGGCACTAGCTCCTGGGTATCGCATCCAGGAAATTCCACAGCATGATGGCGATGAGATTAACGTCGATGAGTATCTACTTTACCCCAATGGCAGACGAGAGCGCCTGATATGGCCTGAGGCTGAGCCTGATGACCGCTATCAGGTTGTTACCGTAAACGGGTTTCAGTGGAAACCCGCTATCAAGGGGCTTAATCAGCAGGAAGCGGAAATTGAAGCCAAATCACGGGTTGAATCAGCCTTAAATAGCCTACGCCCTACCGGCATCCCTTTTCTTGATTTATGCATGTGGAAGGGCCGGTTCCCCTCTACCAAAGCGCGTTTCTGTACGTTTGAGCTTAAACACGAACCCATCAAAGTTCAGGTAGTTGATCCACTTATTATGGCAGGGACGAAGGTCATTTCATGGCAGGGTGTGCGGGCGCAGGAATCTCCCCAGCGCGCCCTACTGGAACCTTGGGAGGAAGGTTTCGATATAGGCCCACGCCTCGCAATCTATCGGCCAATCCTGAAATGGACGCATGATGACGTTTTCGCGCTGGCCCGCCGCCATGGTATCAAGCCGAACCCACTTTATCAGCAGGGATGCAGTCGCGTTGGTTGTATGCCCTGCATTCATGCGCGTAAATCTGAACTGGCTGAGATTTTCAGCCGCTGGCCAGAAGAGATTGCACGTGTGGCGGAGTGGGAAAAGTTGGTCGCCCGCTGTTCTCGCCGTGGTAACTCGACATTTTTCCCATCTACTCAAGACCCGCGTAAGGCAGAAAAGAGGATTGATTTTGTGTCGCTCGATTCACACGGCATAGAAACCTATCGCGACTGGGCGCTAACCACACGTGGCGGCACGCAGTTTGATCTGCTGGCTAACGTCGATGACCATTCTGTCTGTAATAGCGTTTATGCGGGGATATGCGAGTGAGAGAACTTCCGATCACATAATAAACAGGCATTCCTACTCGTAAGTTTTACTAATTTTAAGAATAAAACATTTCCCCGGCCAACCTGAAATGAGGTTGGCCGGTCATGAGGTTTGATTATGTCCAGAATGGTTAGCCTTGAGGATTGGGCTAAAGATGAGTTTGGGGATGAAGCGCCAAGCGCCCGTACTTTAAAAGCGTACGCTAAAGGAAAGATGATGGCCCCACCAGCAGTAAAGGTTGGCCGGAAATGGATGATTGATCGTGAGGCGCGGTTTACCGGGATTCTCGCTGCACCCAAATTAGCACCAACAGCAAACCCAAAATTGAGAAGGATTATCGAGGATGGCTGCAAGACCGCGCACCCATAACATTACAATACCCAATCTGTATTCCAGGTTGGATAAACGCACTGGTCGTGTGTATTGGCAATATAAGCACCCTATCACTGGCAAATTTCACAGCCTGGGAACCAATGCTGATGAAGCTAAACAAGTTGCCAATGAAGCGAATGACATTATCGCTGAGCAACGCACTCGTCAGATTCTCAGCGTTAATGAGAAAATTGCAAAATTGCGGGAGTCGCGGGAATTTATAAACGTCACAACCTGGCTTGATCGTTATCTTGAAATACAGCAGGAGCGTCTTGAGTCAGGCGAGATAAAATTAAATTCGGTGAAGCAGAAAAAGAAGCCTGTCGAATTATTACGTCAGAATTGCGGGATGATGTATTTAAAAGATGTAGGTGCGCTGCAGATCGCGGAGATTGTCGATGCTGTTAAAGCCGAAGGCCATAACCGAATGGCCCAAGTGGTCAGGATGGCGATCATTGATGTGTTCAAAGAGGCACAGCACGCAGGGCACGTTCCCCCCGGCTACAACCCCGCACAGGCCACTAAACAGCCACGCAACCGGGTTGTACGTCAGCGTCTTTCACTGGATGAGTGGCAGGCCATATTCAGCGCTGCAGAGGATCACCCGCCCTATCTCCAGTGCGCAATGCTTTTGGCTTTGGTCACTGGCCAGCGCATTGGGGATATCTCTAATATGCAATTTTCGGACATCTGGGACGACATGCTGCATGTTACCCAAGAGAAAACCGGCTGCCGTGTTGCCATCCCTCTGAGCTTGAGGTGCATGGCCATTGATATCTCACTCAGAGAGGTAATCGCTCAATGCCGGGACGCTGTTGTGAGTAAATACCTGGTCCATTTCCGTCACTCAACCTCGCAGGCCATCCGGGGTGATAAGGTTTCTGCCAGCTCTATAACTACGACGTTCAAAAAAGCTCGGAACCACTGCGGCATAAGTTGGGCTGAAGGCGCAGCGCCAACGTTTCATGAGCAGCGTTCGCTATCGGAACGTCTGTATCGTGAACAGGGTGTAGACACTCAAAAATTGTTAGGCCATAAATCTAAAAAAATGACAGATCGGTACAACGATGACCGGGGTAAAGATTGGATTATCGTGGCCGTATGA